TCTACCTCGGCGTCGCCGCCGAAGCCGCGGGCAACAAGCCGGCGGCGCTGCAGCGCTGGAAGACGCTGCTGGCGCTCCTGCCGGCGGACGCGCCGATCCGCGGGATGCTGGAGGAGAGGATCAAGGCGGCGGGGGGGTGAGGGCGAGCGGGCGGGGAAGTTTATCTGCCGGGAATGGTCAATCGGTCATTCCGGGGCAACGGTCTTTGACGTTACATGCAAGTTCGAGCAGGTGTTTGAGTGAGCATCGCTTCTGACATTCAGAAACTCGACCCCGGATCTCTGGTCGAGTTGTTTACTCTCGACGCTACGGTGCTCAGTGGGGGAGTGTTCAATTTCCACGCAGGCATCAATGAACTCGGTGGCGATGTGGTCTGGCAGGGTGTAACGTACTCTCGCTTTCCACTGGAGGCTGACGGGTTCGAGTTGCGGGCCAATGGGACTGCACCGCGCCCGAAGATTCGGGCCAGTAACATTGGGGGCGCACTCGGGGCAGTGGCGAGAACAGCCAACGACCTGATCGGATCCAAGATCACGCGCAGGCGCACCTTCGTCCGTTACCTGGACGCGGTCAACTTCGCTTCCGGTAACCCGAGTGCGGACCCCAACGTGCACTTCACCAACGACGTTTTCTATGTCGACAGGAAGTCTGTGGAAAACCGCAGCATCATCGAATGGGAACTTGTCTCGGCCATGGACCTGGTCAATGCCAAGATCCCAAAGCGGCAAATCATCGCGAACGTTTGCCCTTGGCAATATCGCAGCAGCGAGTGCAACTACACCGGGGGCGCGGTGGCCACAGCGAGCGACACCCTCACCGGTGACATCTCGAAGGATGTGTGCGGAAAGCGCCTGGCGTCCTGCAAACTTCGCTTTGGAACCTACGCGGTTCTCCCCTTCGGCGGCTTCCCTGCTGCGGCATTGGTGAGAGCATGAACGAGATCATCTCCGCTGTCGTGGCCCACGCCAACGAGGTTGCCCCGTGCGAGGCTTGCGGCTTGGTCGTTTTCCGTGACGGCGCTCTGGACTATGTCCGCTGCAAGAACGTTGCCAAGGACAACCTGAGCAACTTCACAATTGCCCCGGAAGAGTACGCGAGCATCGAGGATGAGGCGGACGTTGTCATGATCGCTCACTCGCACGTGTTCATTCCTGCGACACCTTCTGATGTAGACAAGGTCGGATGTGAGCAGTCAGGCTTGCCGTGGTTGATCGTCAATCACCCGAATGGGACGCACACGCTCACTTATCCGACCGGGTACAAAGCACCGCTCATTGGCAGGGTATTCAGCGAAGGCTTGTTGGATTGCTACGCACTGGTCAAGGACTACTACGAGCAAGAGCGCGGGATCGCCCTGCCAGACTGCGAACGGCCTGCTGTGTGGTTCGAGATTGGGGTAAGCATCTTGACTAACAACTTCAAGGACTTCGGCTTCGTGGAAATCCAACAAGACGAGATGGTGCCTGGTGATTGCATCTTGATGCGGGTCGGGGCTACTGTGCCGAACCACTGCGCTGTCTATGTTGGTGACAATGTCATACTGCATCACGTCAAGGATCGCTTGTCCGGGAGGGAAGTCTACGGGACATTCTGGAGACGCGCCACCACACACTATTTGAGGTATGTCGGATGAAGATAATTCGGCTCTACGGAGATATGGGTCGACAGTTTGGCCGTGAGTATTGCGTGGATGTGAAAACTCCAGCAGAGGCTGTTCGCGCCTTGTGCTCACAGGTTAAAGGGTTTCGAGCCTACCTCCATGCTCACGCGCAAAGCGCGTTCAAGGTGTTCGTGGGTGGTCGCAACGCCTGTGACGGACTTTCGCACCCATCCTCCGACAAGGAGATCATTCGCATTGCCCCGACGATTCAGGGTGCAGGGGCCGCAGGAAGGATCGTGCTCGGGGTGGTATTGATGGTCATCGGCAATTATGTGCCTGGGGCGCAAGCCCTTATTCCCCTCGGCGCATCCATGGTTATCGGAGGTGTCGTCGAGATGCTTTCCCCAACTCCCAAGATCAAGACCGGGGTTGACGCAGAGAAAACTGAAAACAAACCGTCGTACAATTTCAACGGCCCGGTCAATACCGTGGCCCAGGGCCACCCAGTGCCGCTGGCCTACGGCAAAATCATGACAGGTTCAGCGGTCATATCCGCAGGGATGATAACGGTATGAGAATAACCGGGCACGGCGGTGGCGGTAGTGGGGGGAGTTCCGGGGCCAGCAGGACGGCTGTCGAGGACCCGGACAGCCTTCAGTCTCGCCAGTACGCCCATGTCGTGGACCTGATCTCTGAGGGGCTTGTGGAGGGATTGGTCAACGGGCTGCGCTCGGTGTATCTGGACGGCACCCCGATCCAGGCCAAGAACGGTGCGGCCAACTTCAACGGTGTGACGTTGGATTTCCGCCACGGGTTCAATGTCCAGGACCACCTGCCGTCCCCGGTTGGTGTCGAGAACGAATACTCCGTTGGCGTCCAGGTCACCAACCCGATTCCGATTGTGCGCTCGATCTCCGGCAACGTGGACGCGGCCCGCATCACGATAGGTGTTCCAGCCCTGACATCTCAGGACCTGAGAACGGGTGACCTGCACGGGTCCTCAGTGGCTATCTCAATCTCAGTCCAGAACAACGGCGGGGGCTACGCCAACGTGCCGTTGGGATACGCGTGGGAGGACGTTCCGGCCTACACCTTGGACTATCCGCCGTATCCCGATTCGTCCATCACCTATGGCACGTGCACCCAAATGGGTGTCACGTTCACTGCCAGATTTCCATCCCGCGTTGTCTACTCAGTGAGCGGGACATACGAAGTTGAGGCTGTGTTTACGACAGAGTATCTACCCTTGCGTTGGGTCGTTGAATACAGGGGTCCGGACGACATTTGGCACAGCTATGAGTCTGGCTACCAGGCAGGTTCCGCTGAAGAGTTCTCACGCACGGTTTATCCACCAGCAGGTCAGTGGGGGAGTCGTTCCATTCGAGTGACACTGCTCGAAGCGGGGAGCGCGATCACGTCTTGCATTGGTCACGCACTGAATCTATCCTACAGCAGCACCATTACCGGGAAAACAACCTCGCGCTACCGGCGCTCTTACAGGGTAGAGTTGCCCGCCCCCGGACCTTGGGACATCAAGATTACTCGCTTGACGGCAGATAGTACATCGTCGTCCGTGCAGGACGAGACGTGGTGGGATTCACTGGCCGAGATCGTGGACTCGAAGATGTCCTGCCCGAACAGCGCTATGGTATCGCTGCTGATCGACGCCAAGCAATTCCCAACAGTGCCGGTTCGTGGCTATGAGATTTACGGGATTCACTGTCAGATCCCATCGAACTACGACGCGGTTGCCCACACCTACTCCGGGGTGTGGGACGGTACTTTCCTCACTCGCTGGACGGACAACCCCGCGTGGGTGTTCTACGACCTGTTGACGAATGAACGCTACGGCATTGGGGCACACGTCGATGTGTCGGCCATCGACAAGTGGCAGTTGTATGAGATCGGGAAGTATTGCGACGAACTTGTTCCAAGCGGGTTCGGCTATTTTGAGCGCCGTTACTCCTGTAACCTGTACCTGCAGACACGTGAGGACGCTTACAAAGTCCTGATGAATATGGCGTCCGTGTTCCGTGGCATGGCCTTCTGGTCTGGGGGCCAGGTGACTGCCACAGCAGATATGCCGTCCGATCCCGTTTGCCTGTTTTCAAACGCCAACGTCATCGACGGGGAGTTCACTTACTCGGGGAGTTCCAAGACGGCGCGACACACGGTCGCTCTTGTGACATGGAACGACCCTACCGATTTGTATCGGCAGAAGGTGGAGTACGTCCAGGACGAGGAAGGTATTGCGCAGTTTGGAGTGAACGAAACCGAGGTCTTGGCTTTCGGGTGTACGTCACGCGGTCAGGCCCATCGCATGGGCAAGTGGATTCTCTACACCGAGAGGATGGAAACTGATCTGGTCACGTTCAAGACCGGGCTGGAAGGGTACGCAGCATACCCTGGGGCATCCATCAAGATCGCCGACAAGTTGCGTTCGGGGGAGCGGATTGGGGGAAGGTTCATTTCCGTGGTCGGAACCACGGCGACAATCGACGCTCCAGTAACGCTGTCCACGCTGATTCCGCACACGCTGACCGCAGTC